GGGGATAGTTGCCCGTTTATATACATGAGTAGTAGAACCAGATCCAGAAATACCATCGTGGACGGAAGTAACCCAGTGGTTACTAACGTAATTACGCGCAAAGTGACTGCCGATATGACAGGCACTGTATACGCACACGGTTGGCCCAGCACAGTAGCTAATTCACCTTCAACGGTGTATACTTCTAGTGATTGGACCTTAAATAAGTCGAAAGTCGGTCTCAGTGAGACCTTCACAGACTATATTGGTAATTCTGACGGTTACAATCCTTGCTTGCATGAGAAGAGAAACTGGGTATTCCCTGGAATTTCTTTTCGGCATGAAGGGTTACACACTAGTGGCCTTAAACAAGCCACTTCTGTGACAACCGGGACTGTTGCTGCGAGATCATCGTACGCTACGTTGTATGAGACATCCTGGCCAACAGGCTGGGACTCTGATGCAAACGCTAAAATCCGTGCCATGAATGGCATAGAATTTGGTGTTCAATCGGCTAAACTTAATTTGCCAGTATTCTTAGGGGAGTTAAAAGACTTTAAGTCTTTCTTCCAAAAGAGTGCACAGCACTTAAGTTTGCCCACCGATCTTAGGAATGAGAGGACACTTATGATACTTTCAAAGTATTATAAGCAACTCAAACGCCGTCCGATCGGGGAAGCACTAGCTACGATTGCCTCTGCTGACCTATTTAATGCATTTGTGGTTCAACCACTCATATCCGATATTTCGAATATGATGCAACTAGGTAAGCATATGGCAGCTCAATATGATAAACTAAAGAGTTCTGATGCTCTTGTTGCTCGTTCAACTGTGATAGATAAGGGTTCAACCCCTTATTATAGCACATCCACTACCCACACTTTGTGGCGTGAATATAGTTGGACACGAACAGTTACTGCATATGTCAAGTACCGTCTTCTGACGGCGGACATACCGCGGCCTCCAGATATTATTCTGTTGGCTGACGCACTTGGATTCGATGAACCACTTAAGGTTGTATGGGAATTGATACCCTACTCCTTTTTAGTGGATTATTTTCTCCAAGTTGGTAACTGGTTGGATAATTTCAAAGGGCAGATCGTTGATCTGCCTGTAGAGATTATCGAGCAAGGGTATAGTGTCAAGCGACACTATACTGCGCTTATTACCCAGGAATTACAAACTGGCTCTAATATGGTGAACTGGGCTAACGTAATCGGACGCCAAAAGGTATCCGGATATTATGAATATATCAAATATCAACGTTTTGCCGAGGCTCTCCCCTGGGGGGCCATATCAACACCAACCATCAGTTTACCTAGTTTTCATCAAGCTAGGTATATTATTGATCTGCTTTATTTAGCAGGTCGCAGATGATTCGTTTGCTTACGTGCTGTGTCTAGATAGATACAGACTTTCGCGTAGTTAACGTTTGTAATTATTACAAGTAGACGTGCGTTGTCAGTTAACCGAGTGGTTAACGCGCATGAATACTTATAAACCTCTAACCTTAAGTTAGTTTATGGCATTACCAAGTACAATTACTCTCAACGTTGGGAGTCCAGCTGCAAACGTCGTTTTCGGCGATCGCAGCGTTCGTGATAACGAGACTGTGTATTTTGCACCGTCTCCCAATTCTGATCTCGCAGGACGTATTAAATTACGTCTGTCACATGAAGTGACCAAGACCGGAATTGCGCGCTCACTCGTTCAGTTCGTCTATCCAATTCTGAACGTCTCTACGGGCAAGTATGATTCAAGCATTACATGTAATGCGACAATCACACGCTCCGAGACGGCATCCTTGGCCGACGTTGACGAGGTGATGGAAATGTTGCAAGAAGTATTTGCAGTTACTGATTTCCGTACGGATATCGGTAAGCTGCTTAACTAAACTATCAATCCCATTAACATGGATGCGATAGTTCTTGCTGAGGGCCCCTTCATGGGTTACCCTCAAGCGGAATCGAGCTCACAAGCTCTCAACCGCCCACTTCCGTCGATGACTGAGATTCTGGAAACTTACCAATCATGTGCAAACAATCTTGAGCTCTGTTCGAGCTGTTTGATTTATGCCGTTTGTTTGGTGGGTTTCGTAACTATCCTTACTACAGTTTTAATTGTTAAACTGTTTACAGTATGGAACGAATCTGAGAAATTGCGCTACTTATAGAATTTGTTGGGTTACCTCTACTTATGTATTGGTTCTGCAACAGAGACGTATAAGTAATCACTGCTGTAATTTGCCTAATAAGGCGTTATAGCTGTACACCCCATAGTTGGGGGAGTATTACTTGGTTTTGTAATAGACGTAGCAGATTATCATTATGAATGAACATCTTAAACGGCTAGAAGCCATATGGCTTTTACTTACAAATTATACTCAACTCTCTCATTACGTCACGCGCGCCGACAGGCGAACGTTTTCAAGACGTCTTGAGGGTGAAGGTATCATGTTTCTTACTTCGGTACTTCCGCGGTTGTTCAAAGCACTTGATCGTAGTTTTACGACTGGTGTGTTAGAACTCCCGGTTGGCTTCCAGAAGGCTAAACATGGTAACTACCCGTTATTCCTGGTTAAAGCCTGGGAGCAAATCTTCAATGAAGATGGAACTCTTAAGCCTACTCCAGATATACAAACGGGGGCAGTTGCTTGCATTAGACAGCTTTCGGCCGTCTTCTACAAGCTCGAGATGCAGTACACTACTGAACAGATTGATAAATCAATAGACGCCTTTCTTCAGGCTGAAATCGATTTATCTACTCTTAACTTATCCCAACCCTCACTAGAGGGTGTGCTCAAACGGGCACGTGGGATTGTCTGCCGATTGTTAGCCGGATCTAATCCTGCTGATATAACGCCACGACACGGTAGTGGTTCAAGCGCCTGTAGGGTAATGCCCCACATGCGTTACGACTCGTTCAGGTTCATTCCTCGTTTACACGAGGAGTTTCCTTACGATGAGTACTTCTTCTATTCAACTACACATCTTTGTGATAACTTAGATGTGTTACTTGATGCAGAAGAGGCTGAACCTCATGCACGGTGTGTACTTGTACCAAAGGACTCAAGAGGACCACGCTTAATAAGCTGTGAGCCACGCGAGTTCATGTATATACAACAAGGCCTAATGAACCTTTTGTATGATACCGTACATAAACACCCGACTATCGCTAGTCAGATCGGTTTTAACGATCAAACTAGAAATCAAGAATTAGCGCTATCTGCATCGAAAGATGGTAGATATGCGACTCTTGACCTAAAGGAGGCAAGTGACC